ATTCGTGGCATCGCCTCGGGATGGTCACCGCTGCGCACCGCTTCCCAGATCCGCAACATGACCGAAAACCTCCCCGGTTATCAGGCTAATAATTTACTGCGTACGCTTCAGCTCACCAGCTAGCGCGACGCCACCGCCGCCCACCAAAACGCCAACATCGATATTATTGACGAGGTAATTCGCATCGCCGCCCTTGATGACCGCACCTGTCTATCCTGTGTGGCACTGCATGGCACGGTCATTTGGTCAGGCCAGCGTAATGAAGGCGATCCGGTTCCCCGCGTCGATGATCATCACTCTGGACGCTGCACCTGTGTTGTGCAGGTCAAAGGCCGTACACTCAACATTCAATCCGGCAAGGATTGGTTCGATTCGCTGCCCCCTGAACGGCAACAACAGCAAGCCGCCTTCGCCGCCTCCCCTGCCAAGTATGAAGCCTTCACCGCTGGCAAGGTCACGTTGGTGGATTTCGTCCACAAGTACAACGATCCGGTCTTTGGTGACATGCTCCGTGAAGCCTCCCTGACCGACGCCCTCAAAGGCAAATAAAAACCCCCGATTTCTCAGGGGTTCTTATGCCAACGGGCGAATTTTTATTGTGTTGGTCGTAGAGGATTTGCACCTCTGGGTGAGGTTCTATTTCGAGTGAATTGCCCACACTCGCACCCGCCGCCTCCCTATGCCGACCAATGTGCCACCATCTTACCCTCGCCGATAAAATGCTATCGCACATCAGAAAGACAATTATCCGTACCTAATTCGTCGGGATGTTGAAGTTATCAAATCCGTTGAGCTGCCCCGCCGAACTCATGAGCTTGTTGCCCACGTCCTTCGACTTCTCTTGCATCATCTTCTCAATGTCATCTTCGCTATAGCTGGCAAGGCTGCTCTGCCCCAATGCACGCAGCGCCGCCCGTTCGTATCCCGCGTCATTCAGCAGCTTGAACAGCGCCAGCACATCCGCATCGTTGCGCATTTCTGCCGACTTCCACCGCGTATCCAGCTTATCAATTGCCGGTGCTGATGCATCCCCAAAAAGCGTTTGCTGCATATTCGCCAGTAAGATCACATCTTCCCACGCATTGCCGATCTGCACTTGCGCCCGATTCAGCTTGCCCAGCATACCAATCTCGCGTTGCTTCAGCGCCTCGCCTGATGAGCTATCGCCGCCCATCTGCCCCGGCAGTGGTGTGCTGCTGATCACCCCGATCTGATTAATGATCAGCTCAATCCCCGCAATAATTTGGGATAAATCGCCGCCCTGAATCCGTTCCAATTTCGCGCTGCCCAGAATCGCCGCCTGTGCTTGTGCCTCTTCCACGTTTTGCGGCAAGATGATTGCGCCGTTGGCATCCACGATGTTTTTAAAGATCGTCATGCCCGGTGTCACTGCTTTGGGCATATTCACACCCACCGCAAAGAACACGCTGAAGGCTGTCAAGCGTCCCGCCATCACCAGATCAACCAACGCGCTGTTAAGGCTGTCTTGCATCGGCATGATGTTCGTCAGTTCAGACACGCCGCCCTTGTTATAAAACGCGGTCACCGGCACACCCGGCGTCTTGCCCATTCTGACCGTTTCTTCTGGCGCGTCCATCGCCACCAACTCAATGCCATCGGTGCTGTAATACTTATCCGTTTGGTTCGGATAATAGACATTCACGCGCTTGTAAAGGCTGGTGTTTGCCTCACCTTCCAAGCGATCTTCCACCGTTTGCGGCACGTCGTACCAGATCTTCACCGCCGCCGCGATCATTGACGCACTGCCCCGCTCGTACACGACAATCATACCCGTGTCGCCGTCATACGCCAGTTCTTGCGCCAGCACTTCACGCTTGCTCACGTCGTCATATTGGCTCATCACAAATGTCATGCCGTCGCGTAGATAGGCAACCGCGATGTCACTCTGCAAACCATCGAATCGGTTGTACTCCATCAGCTCATCGACCCACTCTTGCGCCGGGTCTTTGAGCTTGCTGGCCGCGCTGCCGTCCGCTTCTGTCGGCATGGCTTCAGCCGGATTCACCGCCTTCACTTCGAACTTATCAACATTGAGGCGATCTGCCATCCGGTCAACAATCAAGCTGCAATAGTTGATGTTATACCGTTCAAGCCGCTCATCACTGATGTTCAGCATGGCCTTCATCTCAGATGTCAATTGCATCCGATGATAGCCGTCGTAATAGTTCCTAAACAGCTTGACAAGATCGCCTTGTTGCTGTGTTTCCGTCTGCCACTGATGTGTGACCAACCCACGCGCCATTAAAATCCGTGCGATTGTTTCAAGCATAGCGTCCCACCTTATCTTCCACACGCCAATTGAGACGTGGTTTCACTACCTGCACCGCAAAATAGCGACACGCATCCATCAGATGGAATGTCGCCTTATCTTTAATTTCTTTGCTGACTTCACCATTCTTGATCACGCGTGAATAACTCATCACCTCATCAATCAATGGCCGCAAATCGTCCATCACGAACAACCGATGTTGTCGGATCAACTGCGTCACGCGGTCAATCCCTTCCTCAACATCCATCGTGTCCGGCTCGCGGATGCCAAGCGCACCAGCCGACTTATAATCCTCGCGCCAATACTTCTCCGACTTTGCACCCACCGCCCACCAGATAACGCGCTCATTAGAATCCCGCGCAATTTTCAGGTCATCAACCGCATGTTGTTTGGCGTCGCGTCTCTTGCCGCCCTTTTCCGCCCGATAGATGTAATACTCATCCCGTGCCGTGTCATGTGCTACCCAAATCTTGCCCGGATTCACAACACCCGGATCGACCGCCACCATCCGCGGCCATTCACTGGGCAACACAAACCGCCGCACCTTATGCCCGCCGTCTTCACGCAGCGCGTCAATAAAGTCTTCATAGATCGCCGCTGGCGGTCGCCCGAATTCCGCTTTGTAATCCATCGCGAATTGATACGGCTGCATGGTGCGCTGTAATGACTCATATTCGGCTTGGCTGAAGAATGGATTGACTGTGCTGACAAAGTTGATCACGTCTATTTCAGGGTCGCCTTGCACCCATGGATCATAAATCTGTTGTTTCAGCCATCCCATGTCATAAGGTGTGGTTGTGCCCAACACCGGCCCCGCTGCCAAGCTCACCCGCCCGCGTACATCTTTCCACACACGCGCGTCATATAAGCCCGGCTCATCCATCCACGCCGCCTTGGCGCTGAAGCTCTGCATACCCGCCTCTGATTCCGCCGTTCGCAGAATGATTCTGCCCCACATCTTTTCATAATCGTGGCTGTGTGTCGCCCCAAACTTGCCCGTGTCTGGATCACATAACTCGAAGATGCGATCACCCGGCCAATATTTAGCGATGCCCAAATCATTCACAAAGTATTGCTTCAACGCTGGCAACATCTTGGCAATGAATAAATCGTTGGTCGCACTGATCGCCAGATAATCACCCGCGCCCAGCTCTAATATTTGTCGGTGCAGCCATGTCGGCCCGTAGATGGTTTTGCCGCTTTGCTTACCCGCCAGCATGAAGATGAATCGCTTGACGCTATCCCACGCCCGCCGCTGCCCTTCATGCAGGTGTAGCTTGACCGTCTTTCCTTTGCGGTTGACCGTGTAAAGAGGCTTCGTGCCGTCCTGCTCGTGGATCTCAATCGCCCACTGCTTGGGAGCCGGTGGTGGCTTGCCGTAGATTTGTTGATAGAGCTGCGCTGCAAAGAGCGCTTCTGGGGATTGCATCACGCCTGAGAAGGAAACTTATCGGTATTCATTCGACCAACCATGACTTTGCGGAATACTCCCAGATTGTTTTGGCGACTGCCTTCACTCGTTTCCATCGCATCGCCAGCGTAAACGGATTGATCCCGTTATCAATCAGGGTTTGCTCACCAGATTTCCACAACATCGCCCACATGTGCGGATGCCACCAACGAATGACGATCACCATTGTGGCATTCTCGCGATCAGTTTTGACAACCTTGATCCATCCCGGTAGTTTTGCCATCACGCTGCCCCCGCTTGAACCATCGCCGCGAAATTTTTTAAGACTTCAGCCACATTCAGCCCCGCGTCCTTGATCGACTGCAACACGTCCGGCGACACATCCATCAACGCTGCACCATCCGCGCCGGTCACTTCCGACCGTTCCACGAAGCCCTCATCCTTGCCAAATGTTTTTAGGACAAACATATACGCTTGAAAATGGTTTTTGCTTTCCCGCTCATTGACATCCTGCACTAATTTACTGGTCGCGTTGCTCACCAATGCAGCTCGTGCAACATCCAACTTTTCTTTAAGATCAGGCCAGCGTTCAAATGCGTTGTCAACTGTTTGACGACTGCACCCCACTGCTGCCATAACCGCCGCTTTTATCCCGTGCGATTCTTTGATCGCCTTCTCGAACACTTCTTTGGGATATTGGGGTTTATCCTCCACCGCGCCGCCCTTGGCTTGCTCATACGCCGCTTTCAACTCAGGGACGCGCTTTAAATAGCTGTACACCGTGCCCCGCGTACAATTCAACTCCCTAGCAATCGCCGCCGGTGATGCCCCTGCCCGCTCAATCGCCAGTCTGAAGTCTGCCACCGAATACTTTTTGTTGGCTTTTGCCATTCAACCGCCTAAACACGTCCATCAGCCGCACGTCCACGGCTGCATTTTATCGTTATTCATGCGCACTATGCGAAACGCATACACCGCGCCTTGCATCATCCTACACAGTTCGTCAACGCTTCATCGCACAGAATCAAAAAGCGCCCCGTCTGGAGCGCCTTTCGATTGGCATCTAACTACGATTGTCGCCGCTTGCCCACATCTCATTGTCTAAATCTTCATCAATTTCAGCGCGATCTTCCAGCGCCTTAATCCGTGCCTCTTGCGCTTCGATCACCTTCAACAATTGCCATGTGGTGTCAATCAAATACTCAATTGCATCATCAATTACTGTGTTGCCCCGCACAGGTTCATTGCCTTTCATCCATTGCCGCAACTCATTTACGTCAATTAGTTTATTCTCTGCCATGATCTTCTCCCTACTTAGTTTGACCACCCAATCACAAACTCTGTCAGTCGCTTTTGTGTGTGCCGCTGCCCATCAATGCACGTTTCCCGTTGACTGCAATAGATAACATCTTTTCGATCAACGCCCATTGATCGTCCCCTTCTTGGTAAGCGTAATAAGCATTGATGATCTCAAGACACACATCTTTATACAGCGCATAATGAGCAATGTCCGCTTCAATCTGTTCGTTGTGCGCTTTCTTCATGGCTTCCATTTCGTCCGTCAGTTGAGAAATTCGCAACTTCAGTTGATCGACTTCGCTCATGATCTTCTCCCTACTTAATTTGACCACCCAATCACAAACTCTGTCCCGTGAGGCCACATGCCCCGATTAAGCGCATACGCCAGCTTCTCCATCCGGCTGGGCAACCGATACCCGCGCCGCGCCCCATGCCCTCCCACCCGGACAATGCGTCCCTGTTCATACATCGCTAGCATGTCCCTTCGCAGGCTGCCCTCTGCCCGATTGTATGGCAATCGCGTTTGCACGTCACGCGGCAATATCCCCCGCCTCAAATCGCGCTGCGCCTTGACCATCGCCGCCTCAATTTGTTCGTATACCAATATCGTGTATTCGCTGATCATTGCCGCCCCCTCGCTCCCTACTTGCCCTCAGAAGGTGGGTTATCCGAATCAACTTGCTTGATCGCCGCGCGGATCATATTCTCCAGCGCTGCCATCGTTTCATCCGACATGTTGGGATCGCCTTGAATATGCACGGGGTTCCCATCCACTGTCGTGAAAAAAACGTCGTGCTGCATTTCTTCCGGCATCTCGTCATCGTCTGGATTGCTATGACCAAACGGCCATTCAAACTGCACTTCGATCTCACCATCCCGATACTCATGATATGGGCGCGGATCGCCGTCCTTGGTGATATACGTCACCATTACGCCGCAGTTGTCGCACTTATACGTGTCTTCATAGTACCCGTCGCGACGATCATCAAAGTTAGAATCCAACGCTTGCTCATTGCACAGTGGGCAGGTGTTGCCAATATCTTTCAACTGAATTTTGCATCTGATCACGTCACATCCTCCAGATACTCCGCCATCTCGATTCTGACCAATTCCGCCGCATCCAACCACTTCACATCCCCCACCTGGGTGTACCGATCCCACCACCACGACATTTCTTTATTGCTGGCCGCCGCGTACACCTCGCACTGACGCTCATCAATCCGCGTGAATTCCCCCGCCAGCTTTGACAGTTTCGCCCCGTCATATTTGGCATCGCTTTCACGCCACTGCACCGGATGAATGCCCATGCGCACATTCTTGAACACAAACCGCTTGGAACATGCCGCCCACACCGTCGCCGCGCTGCTTGCGGTATCGCCGATCATAATGCCGTGGACGTTGCCCACCAACTGGATCATGTTCGCCAGCGCCAACCCACACCGCGAATCGCCCCCATCGCTGCGCACATACAACCGGATTGGCTCTTTGTCTATCTTCCGCAGATACAAAAGTTGCGTCGTAACCCGCATCAACGTCTCTTCGTCAATCGCTTCCGCCAACCACACCACTCCCAAAGTGTTGAGCATGTAATCCAAGTCCAAGTCGTGCTTATTCATCCCGCTGCCCTTCCCATTAAGTTTATATCCAACCACATCGATTCGAAGTGTGGCACCTCGAATCGCGTCAACTGTCGCCGCCGGATCTGTGTATAACTGCGCTCCAACTCTCGCCCCGGTCTAAACTGGTGCATACTCACCTCAAACACCGTGTAATGCCACGGATACAGCGGCGACTCCGGATGCACCAAATGATTTGGGCTGTAGACCACACCGAATCGTGCGCCGACCGGCAACAAGTGGCTGCCATCCCACGTCGTGCCATAGTGGAACATGATCGTAGGCGGATACCCTGCCGCCTCGACCAATTGCCAACTATCCGGCGCACGCTCGATCAGATCCATCATTCCCCCCAAATATCTTCTGCGATACGCTCAATCTCGCCCATCGACATCAATCCCACCGGCTTAATCGGTTTGACTGATTCCTCAACCTCTGTGCGCCCTATCGACTTGTCAAACTCAACCGCCTGCTCCATGTGCAGCACGCACACCTTGAACGTCCGCCCCAACCACATGTATTCATGCGTAGCGGCTGCCTTGCATTCCGGTGCTTCACATCGCCCCTGCTTCTCGTTCATATCGCCCTCCCAGAATGTCGCTTATCAGAACCTACTGCACTTTTTCGACCGCGTACCCGCGCCGCTCAAACCCTGCCGCGATGCGTTCGAAGCTATCAGATGCAAACGTCATCGGCATTCGTGCGCTGCCCTTGGTTACAAATACCTTCACAAATCGCGGTTTGTCCAGCACCCGCGCCAACTGCTTCGGCCCCTGCTCACGATTGCGTCCCATTGTCTGATCCTCCAAATAACTATTTAGATACTGAATTGATCGACTAGAACATCAAACTTCATAGGCGTTTTTAAAATACGCACCTGTGGCAACACCCACCAATCCTTCAGATCACGCCGATTGTGAACCTTCATCCACTGTGCTGCTTTGAACTTCATCCGTTTAGAATTCCGTTCAATTGCAATTGCATCAGCAATAGTCACATCGTCGCCTTCAACCACTAAGTTGTCGACAATGGTTTTCCCGCGCTCATCCCTTACCGAAATACGATATTGATTGCTGCTCATTCTTGCCCCCATGCCCAATGTTTTGAATAATCTTCCCAATACTTCTCACGCCGATGAAATCTTGAAATGTTTTTTGTTTTTAT